TATTCTTTTATTGTAATAATAAAAATATTATGATTATAAATTAGAAGATGCTGATTGGAAATGGCATCAATTATAAAAAAATTATATTTTTATATAATATATATATAATAAATAATTATTTATAATGATTTTATATGTAACTTCTGATAAAAAATATATAAAAGTTAAAGAAGCCAATGATTATGAATTAAGCATTTTAAAAGATTCATTGAAAAAACGAATAAAAAATTGGTATTTCAATCCATTGGTAAAAGCAAATAAATGGGATGGATATGTAAATTTTTTTAAATATAATTCTGCTCCAATAGGTCTTTGGAATGAAATTTATAATATATGTCAGTCTTATTCTATAGATTTGAAAATAGAGGGGCTAAAAAATATATTTGATTTATCAATAGATTATAATGAATTTATCGAATGGGTAAATGATTTTTTTAAGGATAATGATATCAAACCTCGTGATTATCAAATCAAAACAGCATATGATATTTTAAAATATAAATACTGTACATCTTCTGTTACAACATCTGCTGGCAAAACATTAATAGCATTTATTGTTTTTGCATATATAAAAACACATTCATTAGGAAATAAATATTTGATAATAGTTCCTACAACAATATTAACAACGCAGATGATGGAAGAATTTATCAAATATAATAATGATAAAATGGATTTATCCTTTTCATTGATATATAGCAATTCAAAGATCATATCTAAAGACCCAAATGTTGTTATAGGGACATATCAGTCTATTGTAAAATTTGATAAAGAATTTTTGTCAAATTTTGATGTCATATATGTTGATGAATGCCACAAAGCAGGAGCAAGATCTATTAGAAATATAATAAAAAAATGTAGTTGCGTAAATTATAAATTTGGAATGTCTGGAACTATTATAAAAGATAATACAGCAGAATATTATACTATTTTATCTCTTTTAGGCCCCGTATTAAATCGTATATCACCAGATTTTTTATTCAAAGAAGGATTTGCTCCATTTGCAAAATTTAGAATTGTGATGCTAAATTATAATAGAAAGGATATCTCTGAAACACTATTTAATCTTAGAACAAATAAAAATTTGGAAAAAAGCAAGGCATTTTATTATGAAAAAGTAACTGTATTAAATAATAATGAGAGATTGAATTTCATATTAAAAATGATTGAAGAAACAGATAAAAATTCAATGGTTTTATTTTCTGATATAAAAAATAAATATGGATATAAAATATATGAATATCTAAAAAATAATACAGATAAAATATGCTATTATGTTGATGGGAACATAGAACAAGATCATAGATCATATTATCAAAGCGAAATGGAAACCGGAAATAACAAGGTCATTATAGCATCATTTTTAACATTTGCAACAGGAATATCTATTAAAAATATTCATTATATATTTTTTGCAGAATCATATAAATCAGAAATTCTTGTCAAGCAGTCAATAGGAAGAGGAATGAGACAATTAAAAGATAAATCTGATTTTTATATTATAGATTTTGTTGATAATTTATCATTTAATAATAATAAAAATTATTTGTATAAGCACGGAGTAGAACGATATAAAATATATAAACAATATTCATCAGATATTAAAATATTTAATGTAGATAGTCCATTTTCTCTTTCTTTTGATAAACTTTTATAAAAAATATATATATTAAAAAAATATATGCCTATTTTAGATAAAGTAACAAGAGACTTTTTGACATATAATAGTAATGTTGGACAACCAGATATGTTTATGGAAGCACAAGATCCTACATATATGTCATTTAGATTGGATTTTTTTCCCGATAATGGATGGAGCTTGCAGCCAGATGTAATATCCGCAGGAGGATTATTTAGACCATTTAATTCTAATAAAAATGATATGAATTTATATTTAGATAGTGCTATAGATTATCTTTATAACATAGGATCCCCTAAAAGATGTGCATATTTGCAAGCATTTGCAAGCACATTATATAAATTACAAACAAAGACGCCGTGGTTTTTTCAATCAATATCTGGACTTGGAGATTTATATAAAATAGATAAGGCAAATTCATATAGAGCAAAAGAAAAAAATATAACAATAGACTGCTTAGAATCTATTGATATGAGAATGTCTTTTTTGGCTGATTTATATAGAAATATGGCATATGATATGGAAACTATGAAAGAAATACTACCTGTTAATTTAAGAACTTTTAATATGAATGTGTATGTACTAGAATTTAGAAGATTTAATACAACCTTCGGAAAATTAGCGAGCTTATTAAAATATAATGTTCCTATAAAAAATAAAAAAGACCCAATGACTCGTGGTAAGGATTATTGGAATGAAGGACATAAATTCTTGGATTCTACTGTTAGTATGGGTTCATTAGATACATACGTAACTGCTGGAAATCAATTTATAAATACATTTGGTGGTGTTGGAGGAATGCTATTAAATGATAAAGATATAAATGTCAAAGAACTTGAATATGAGTTTGAAGCCGTTACGGTTCATGAATTTGAATTGCATGATTGCGAATTTGATTTCTTTTCTACAGAACCAGATTGGATGACAACAATATCTAATTCAGATGTTTCTGCTCCTGCAACAGCAAAAATGATAATACATCCTAATCGTGTTCATAAGGTATCTCATTATCCATTTTTTAATTTTGTCATAGGAGAATATATAATGAAAACACTTTTTAATGAATATGATATAATGAATATGTATAATAATGATTTTATAAAATTAGATAAATTACCAGATTTGTATTTAGAAAGGCATCCAGTACAGGAAAGAAATGATATAACACATAGTGCCGATGGTATTTTTGCAGAAAAAAGACAATCTGTATATCCAGTTTCAGAAGGATATTCAGAAAAAACAGCTTCTGCACAGGCATATATTGAACAATTAGAAAAAAGCAAGGAATTAAATCGTAGTAATTTACAGCATTCAATTTTAAACATAGGCGTCGACGCAATAAATATAGGCATAGGCAAAATATTTGAAAATACAACGCCAGGAGCTGTAAAGCAAGTTACAAGAGAAGGACTAACATCATTTATACCAGATCAAATAAATAAAATTTTATAAATTATGTCCGAAAAAAGTTTTTTAAAAGAATTTTCTGATGATATATCCGGAGTTTATTTGGGAGAAATCGTTGATAATGAAGACCCATTAAAAAAAGGAAGATGCAAAATATATGTATATGGCGTTTTTGATGGTTCATGGGATTTGAATTCTGATAAAAAAGATATTCCAATAGATGATTTACCGTGGGCATATCCAAATACAATAAATGTATTTGGCGGTAATAATGGCGGCGGTAATATTTCTATTCCCAAAAAAGGTACTAAGGTAAAGGTAATTTTTAATAGAAATGATATTTATAGCCCAGAATATATTTGTATTCAGGAACTTAATAAATCATTATTAAAAGAAATTGAAGATAGCTACGAAAATGCGCATGTATTACTATATGATGAAGATGAAAATACTAAAATATTATATACACAAAAAAATGGTATAGATATATTTAGCAAAAATGCTAATATAAATATTGATAAAGATTCAAATATTTTTATAAAAAATAAAAATGATTTAAAAATAAAATTAAATGATGATACTATAATTATAGAAAATTCTAATTCTAAAATTGAAATAAATGGATCCGATATAACTATAAATACAACTAATAATATAAATATCAAATCATCTAAAATATTATTGAGCTCTGCAAATATTGAAATAGGTCAGGGACTATTATCTCCTGCTATAAATTCTTCAATGCTTTCTAATATATTGACAGCATTAGCATCATCAATCGATACATCAATAGCATCATTAGGAGGAGTTTCAACATTATCTGCTACTCTACCGTCTATATTAAAATCAAATGCTTCTAATTCAATAAAAATATCTTTTTAATTTTTATATATATTTTAAAAAATGATCGATAAAAAAATTTTAACATCTTCTGATTTTAATGAATTATTACCAAATACATCATTAGAAAATAATTTAAATCCTAAAATATATGTTGATGAAATAATAATAAAAAATAAAAATACCGCAATAATAACAATAATTCCAATAGATACAGATAAATATTATATAAATAAATTATCCAATGGAGATGATATCCTTTTAAAAAATGATAATATATCAAAATATTTTAAAATATCAAATATTTATTACAAAAATTATCAATTAAAAATAAATATAAAATTTGATGATCTAAAAGATATTATGTATTTTAATAATGAAAATAGTTATATTATTTTTAATTATGAAATTGAAAATGGGAATCAAAATCAAAAAAATAAAATATGAGAAAAAGTAAGTATTTAGTATTGAATAGCTTTTGTGGTTGCTCGTTGAATTACATTGAGCTACAAACTTCATAGGCTTGTGCGTTCCTGATGGAATGTCTTGTTTGGGCCTCCATTTGTGTACTGGGTATCACCATCCCAGATAATATTCTTAAACCCTCATTTAGAAGAAAATGATTATAAACCCATCTGGTACAACCAAAATGCTTTAATAATAGTTCTTCTTGTTTTTCGTTAGGATATAAACGAAATTTATATGTTTTATGAATTTGTTCCATAATATTATATATATATAAAAAAAATATTTTTTTTACTTTTCTTTTTTGTCTTCTATCTTCTTTTTTACATTGTTCCCATGATTCTATTGTTTTTGAATTTATATTATTCAAGTGAAACCCGGCGCAATCCATTATTTTTTTAAATTTTCAATAGATATAAATTAATGAATTTTTTTTTAAAAAAAATATATATATATTAAAAAATAATAATATGGCAAAAATAAGCATTGATTTATCTAAATATAAAGCATCTGGTGTTTATACTCTTGAATATGACAACACAGAAGTTCCACGTGTAAATCCGCAAGTTACTAGATTAGTCGTTGGGTTTTCTAAAAAAGGAATTCCTAATGCACCTGTTTATATAGAAGATATAAAAACTGCAAAAAAAGTATATGGTGATATTGATAGGGATTTAGAAAATAAGGGGTCGTTTTTTCATAGAAGTTTGTTCACATGTCTTGAGACTGCTCCTTGCTTTGCTTTGAATTTATTACCTATAAATAATGGGCAAGATGAAAATTATCCTGTTGATATGGTTCCTTATATGTCATTTTCATTAAGTGCATCAGAAGAAAATGGTAATAAGAAAAATGAATTATATAGTTCATTTTTTAATAAAGAAGGATTTTGGTTTCCTGATACTAATTATTTTAATGCTATTGTAAATGACGATATGTCTCCAAATAAAGGAAAAATATTTAATTTTGTTAATCTAGGTCAAACCGATACAACTATTATAATAACTAAATCTACAGATTTAATAGGATTTGATATAACAGCAAAAGAGTGGTTTGGGCAATCAGAAATTCCTGCATTTATAAAAGAATATGATTATATTTCAGATTATTTTGTTGATGTATATTTGATAAAAGGAGATTGGACAAATTTATATCAGCTTTCTCAGGATAGCGTTTTTGGTGAATATTTTGATTTGAAAGGATTAAAAAAAGATAAATTTGTAAACTTTATAAATAATGAATCTGTTACATTGATAGCTAAATTTCAGGGTTCCATAATACCAGATTTGATTGATAACAACAATATTAATTATTCTATAGATACAATTATAAATAATAATTATAAATCAACAGGTATTTTTTGTGAATTAAATAGAAGTGCATTAGATAGCTACGACCCTGATGATTATAATACATCTGGAAGAATAGATATGGTTGGACATACATTGATACAATATGAGGCAGAAAAAATTAATTTTTTATCATATAATATAAATATAAAAGAATCATTAGATTATGAAGAAAATATATATCATTCAGAAATAAATAATAAAATAGTTTATGATTTTGGACTAACTTCTACAGATAATCTTCCACCAAAAGGCTATACTGCAACATTAAATTGTTATCATTTAAATGAAAATGATGGCGTATTTTATTATACATCTTATTATGGACTAGGAAATAATGGTAAATTTAATAATGTTTTGAATATAAATTTAAAATATTTTAATGATAGTGATATTTTTGAATTTGGGAAAATTGAAGCAAATAAATCTATATTAAAAAATGAAGATACAGGTAAATATTGTACAATAATAAGTAAAAATATAATTGTAAATAATAATAATGAAAAAATATTGCAATTAGGAATATCTCATCCAGATAAATATACAGAAGGAAATGATTTTTATCAAATTTTAAATACTGATTCAACATCTGGAAAAATTGTTATTGGCGCAACAACTACAACAATATCAGAAGGTGATTGGGTTTTTGCATCAAATACAAATAATATATATTATTTTAGAGTTGTAGGAGTAACTGGAAGTACTAATATAGAATTATCTGTTGATATAAGTACTCCTGAATATTTTGGAGGTGAATATATAAATTATATTAATAATACATATAAATTATATTATGGATCAAAATTTGACGCAGTAAAACCATCAAATCCAATTTTAACAATATATATTGAACCTGATAAATTTGTTTATTATAGTTCAAATAATTATTATATTGCATATGAAAGTTCTAAATTATATAAAGATTTTAAGAACGGACTATTAACAGATGGGGATCTTTGCTATCTACGGTCTGAAAAATTAAATGTAATACATTCATTTGATAAAGATCAAGATGGAATAAATATATTAAAATTAAAATATCAAAATTTTGATAGTACTAAAGATTGGGGATTTGATAACATTTATGATAATACACAATCGGGATCAGCATTAAATCTTCTTAGAATATATTCATTAGTAGGTGATTATTCAAAATCTATAGAAATAAATGATATTAACTCTACTCATACAGAATTTTATGTAAAAGAAGCATATCAAAAAGATTTCAGTATAGGACAATATATATTATCTGATCCTATGATGAGAGGAGATATGTCAAGATGCATATTAACTAAAATTGTTTCAAAAAAGAAAATATATGATGGAACTACTCATAATGGCGATTATCTAATAAAGGTGAACCAAAGAGTTTATACATATACAAATAATAATAAGCAATATGTTATAAGATATAAAAATATTGACGATGCAGCTACATCATATAACCCATTTTTATTAAATGGATTTAAATTGACTAAATTTCATTTACCAGATGGAACTAATAAACAATTAGCAAAAATTTATGGAATGCTAGACCCAAATGTTTCTGGATTATTCAATGCATTGTCTGATCGTGATCTCATAGTGTTTAGATATATAGTAGATACATTTGATGGTGGATTGCAAGAAAATTCATTTCCTAAAAATTATTTGACAAAATTGGCAAAGAATAGATTAACATGTATGGCATTATTAAATGCTCCATCTATTAAATTATTTAAAGAATCCAAAGATCCAAGATTTACAGATGAACCAACATCAGCTAATCCAGTTCCAATATTAAATTGCAAATATATAGCCGATGGCGGTAATTTAGACTTGTCTCCTTCATTTAGGTTTTCATTACCTAGTGATGAAGATGGAGCTAAATTTCAAGGAATGTTTGCCCCGTTTTTGACAATTAAATATAATGGCAAAAATATAAATATTCCTCCAGCAGCAGATGTATCAAATAATTTTATTAGAAAATTTATGAATGGGCATCCATTTACAATTGTAGCTGGACCAAAAACTGGTGTTTTAATGAATCCTAATATTGTTGGATTAGAATATAATTTTAATGATTCTGATAGAGAATACTTAGAACCATTTGGAATAAATCCAATTGTATATAAAAATGGTATTGGATATATGATATATGGAAATCAGAGCGGATATCAAAGAGTTCTATCAGCATATAATAATCTTCATGTTAGAGATTTGTTAATAACATTAGAAGAAAATATCGAATCTATATTACATAATTATGTATTTCAATCAAATACAAGCTATTTAAGAATGCAAATACGAGCATTAGTTGAATCATATTTAGAAAATGTTGTTTCAGCTGGCGGTATTTATACATATCAAGTTATTATGAATGAAACAAATAATACCCCAGATATTATTGATCAGTCTTTTGCAATAATTGATATAGCTATTGAACCTGTAAGAGGTATGCAAAAAATTATAAATAGAATTCATATATATAAAACAGGAGAAATTAAAACAAAAGGATTTTTAATTTAAAAAAAAATAAATATTATGGCAAAATTACCACATTATAAAAATTCAGAGGCTAGTATGGGAATGTACGAGCCTGTTTATACAAATTTATTTGATATTGCAGTTACCCCACCTTTTATAATACAAAGCTCTTGGCCAGGAGAGTTAATGATGGAACAAGTTATTAAAGTTGGAGGATTGGATATAGATAAAATACCAGGGGCAGAAATAACGCAAACATATAAAGGATGGACAAGATCTTATGCCGCATCTAAATTAGATACCACATATGTTGATATAACAATAGATTTTGAGGTAAATATAAATAAAAATAATTCAATATACGTATATTCAGCATTAAAGGAATGGTGTAATTTAATTTTCGATCCATATAGTGGAGAAATGCATATGAAAAGCGATTATGCTGGCGGACCAATGAAAATTATTTTGTATAATAGAGAAGGAGTTACAATTCGTGAATATACATTTCCAGTTGTATTTCCAACAACAAACATTCCTGCTATTGAGCTAGATTATACATCATCTGGAATATATACTATTTCAGGATTTACTTTTAGAGCTGATTACTATGACTCGCAAACTGTAAAATGAAATCTTTTTTTAATATTTGATATAGAAATTCTATAGTATTATAAGAGATAGTTAATGAAGATACTAAGAGCGTATAAATACAGAATATATCCCAATAAAACACAGGAAGTTTCACTAAATAAAACTTTTGGATGTGTTCGTTTCTTCTGGAACTATCAGGTTGCTACATTCAGAACCTATGATAAAGATACTAATCCTAATGTCAACTTTAAAACAAGCAGTGAATTAAGAAAAGAATTTGAGTGGATGAAAGAAGTCAGTGCAGCGGCAATACAACAAAAAGAAATAGATTTTAAACAATTTCTAAAACAGTTTTTTAGCAAGAAAAGAAAAAATAAAATAGGATTTCCTGTTTTTAAAAAGAAAAAGGGTAGAAATTCTTTCAGATTACCTAATCAAAAGTTTAAAGTGATAGGCAACAAAATACAATTGGAAAAGATAGGAAAGATAAGAATGATTATTGACAGACAACTACCTGATGGCAAGTTAATGTCAGTAACCATCAGCAAAAATCCATCAGGACAATACTTTGCTTCTATTCTGATTGAAACAGAAGTAACACCTAAAACAAAAACTAATAAAGAAGTTGGAATTGATTTAGGAATTAAAACTTTTGCCACACAATCTGATGAAATAGAAATTGACAATCCTAAGTTTCTTCGCAAAAGCCAAGCGAAGTTACAAAGATTGCAACGACACCTTTCCAGAAAACAAAAAGGCAGCCACAGATACGAAAGATGTAGATTAAAAATAGCACGATTGCATACAAAAATAGTTAATCAACGAGATTGGTTTCTTCACAATTACACCACATTTTTAGTAAATAACTACGATAGGATATTTATTGAAGACTTAAATGTCAATGGTATGCTAAAAAACCATTGCTTGGCCAGTGCTATAAGCGATGTTAGTTGGAGTAAGTTTGTGTCAATCCTTGAATACAAGTGTAATTGGTATGAAAAAAAACTTATAAAAATAGATAGGTTTTTTGCAAGCAGCAAAACCTGTAAGTGTGGAGCAAAAAACGATGATTTGAAACTATCTGACAGAGAATGGACTTGTAAATCCTGTGGTGCTGTTAACCAAAGGGATTTACTTGCAGCACAGAATATTTTAGAATATGGTCGTAGGAGTTCAGGCGACCTAACGGACGCAGAGGCAGAGGTTACGAAGCCGTTGAAGCGTCTAAAATCTGAAATGTCATCATTTGGCATTAAGATTTAGAACTATTTAATTATAGTTCATATATAAGATCAAAGGTATTTGTATCTTTATTATATAGATATATTTTATCGTATTTTAGATTTTCTTTTTTTATAATTTTTATTAGATTTTTTAAAATGCTTTTTTTATATTTTGGTACAATATATAATATTCTAAAAAATTTTTTGTTTTTGTTATAAAACACAAACCATTTTTTTATTTCTTTATTTATTATATATTTATCATATTTGTCAATATCATTTATATCTTTATATCCAATCTCATTATAAATTTTTTTAACATCAATTTTTCCAAAATACTTGATATATGTATTTGACTTTTTTAATATTGAATAAGATGTGTCTGATATCCAAATTTCCATTATTCTATAAATGATTTTAAATATGTGTATATTGTTGCTAATGTTATAATATCTTTTATATCTTTTAAAATATTTAGATCACATAATTTTATTTTTTTGTTATTTATTTTATTACTATTAATTTTAAAGCAATAGATTATAAATTTTTCATTTGCATCCGCAAAATGGTCAATATAAAGTAAATCATTTATATCTTTTAGTTCTATGTTATAATCTGTATATAGCTTATTAGCTATGAATTTAGAAAGATTTTTTTCAGAGTAATCAAATTTCATTTGAACAGATTGCAATGTATTTGAATTTTTATACAATCCTATTTTTTTTACATTTTTATCATCATCTTCATCAACAATGATTATTGAAATATATAAGTTTAAATCCATATTTTTTTTATTTATATATCAAATTTTTATAATTTTTTTCATAATCTTTCATCCATTCTTCTGGAAATCCTAATTTCTCCCATATTAGATAATCTTCTCGAAGTTTTTCTAATGTGTCTTTAAAATGATTTACAAGATTTGTACCAGAATATCTATATAAGTCTGTATCTAATATTTTAAATATTTTATCTGTATTTTCTATTTTCCAAAATAGAAAATTTGCTGTTGATATACGTTCGTATGAATATAAAATGCGAAGTGGTTTCCATCCATTGACAATTATATCAGCATGATTGTCAAAGGATGGATACACATTTAATTTTACTTCGTCCATGTAATTATTTAGATGGAATTGGTCCTTGCGGAATAAATGCCCTGATAGCTTTGTTTATTAATTCGGCATCATCTAATGTAAATATTCCTTTACTTTGAGATACCCTAGCTGCTTCTATTAAAACTTGAAGAGCTTGTTGCTGCGTCAATTTTTCAGGTATTTCTACCGGTTCTGATTTTTTTTCATTATCATTTGCTGAAACTTCATTTTCTATCTTTTCATTATTTTCAGCATTTTCTAAATTTTGGGTTTCGTTGTTTTCCATATTTTTGTGATTTTTATATTATATAAAAAACTATAATTTTTTATAATTTATATTGATGTATCTCCTGTGATAGATTTGTATATAGTTAAAATTATTTTTCTTGCAGTTTCTTTTGAAACACCACCAGCGCCAATCATAACGGTTTCTAACAATGATAATATTTTCCAAATTATGTTTTTATATTGTTCTGGGGTCATTTTTTTTAATTTTTTATTTTAAATTTATGTTTATTTCTTTAATGACGCCGGCTATTGGAAATTGTGATACATAACTTTTTTCATCTTTCATAATATTTTTAAAAATTTTTATTTCTAATGGTTTTTCTTTAACGATGTCCTTGATTATAATCATAATTTCATTTTTTGATAAGCTTTCTATATTTGTATCACCAGTAAAAGATTTTATGACATTTTCGTCATTACATCCAATTAATAAATATAGAGATAATTCATTATCTAAATCACAAAGTTTTTTAGCGCATAAGATTACATTATTTTCTTCACTTTTTAAAAAAATAAATATTATTTCGTCTTTTTTAATATTTTTGTTATTAAACATTTTAATATCATTGTTATTAGTTATATTTTTATAAATCTCATTTTCTAATTTTTCAGGATCAGAAAATAATTCTTTTATTTTTTCTATATCATTTTCTGATGATAATAATATCTCTTCATTTAAAAAATTATCTGAAGAAAATTTAAAACTTTTTACATATTGCATATTTTTATTTTTTTTTATTATTATTTATTTCATTTAAATATTTTTGTACTTTGCTAATAGCATTTTGCGACATTTTTTTTGATAAATTTTTTTTAACATCTTTTATATCTGTAATTTTAGCTAATATTATGTATGATATGTATTTGCAAAAATTATCAAATACAATAAAAATAGTATATTGTTTATAGTTTGGATTTTTAAAAAAATACAAAAATTTTTGAAAATATAGTAATCCTGCAATTTGAGGAAAGTCTTCAAATATCATAATTTTTAAATATTCATAATCTTTCTCATCTTTTTCTAATGTAATGTTTATTTCTTGACAATTTTCATTTAATATTTTATATTTATTTATTATATTTTGATCTGTTTCATTTTTTATATTTAATATTTTTTGATTTATATTTTCTATGATTATATCTTTTTCATTTTCAAAAAATTTTGTTATTTTTTCATTTATATATTTTTTAGCATCTTCTATGCTAATATCATCATCTTTTACATTTTTTTCATCAGAAATATTTTTTTTAACATCATCAATAGATAATGTTTTATTTGTATAATCATATTTATAATTTTTATCTATTTTATTATTTTTACTTATATTCTGATTGTCTATATTGATAAGATTTTCTGTATCTTTTGTTATTAGTTCTTTATCTAATAACTCTTGATATTTATTTTTATATAGTAGATATATATTTTTTTTGACATCATTAAATAAATCATTTATACTATATTCTGATAATTTATTTTTTTCTTTTTTAAAATTAATATTTTTTATAATATTTGATATTATATCATCATATGATATTATTTCTATATTATTAGAATTATACTTATCATATATGTTCATTATTTCTTTAGTAAAATCATTATATAATTTTATAAATGTGTTATTGTCTATTGTATTTTTTTCTTTTGTATTTTTTTGATATTCAGATGATGATTCATACATTAGTATTATAGAATATAAAAAAGAATAGCATTTGTTCTCATCAAAATTATTTTGAGATGAAAAAAACATTTTTAAAAAGATATTATCTTTATTTTTAATTTTTTGATTTATTAAATTACTTATAAGATTTTCATATTTTTTTATTTCATTATTATTTTTATAAATTAATTCATCATATTCGCGTATAACATTTTCTTTTTTTTCTTTTATTTTTTTAGATAGTTCATCAATTTTTTTAGGATCATCAGAATCTTTTGATGCCTTAAGTTTCATTTCATTTAAAATTTTTTCTTTTACATTTATTTGTTTTTGATTGATTATATTTTTTGCTAATTTTTTAAAGTAGTCATCGTCTCCAACTAAATTTTCTATTTTTTCTAAAATATTATTAGAAATACTGAGTTCATCATAATAAAGTTTTGATGCCCTAGAATAGTTAACAGCATCATTTTCTAAATATAGCCGTTTATATTCTTCATATAATGCTTTTTCATATTGATCAGCAAGATCATGTATTTTTGATATTTTAGGAGAGAAGTTTCTTTTTATCCAATTTGATACTGATTTAAACAGATTTGATATAGTTTCTAAAATATTTATTTTTTCATATATTTCTTCATTTTCATTAAAATCATATTTATAATATTTATTATAAATTTCATTTATTTGATTATATATTTTATCATTATTTTTCATATATTTATTTTTGTATTTTTTTACATTGTTGTACAATAAGATTAAACATTTCTGTTATAGATATATTTAGAGATCCTATGTGAATTGCCTTTATGATACTTCGCACACTTAATTCAACATCATATCCTTGTCTATATGCTATAGCAATAAAATCTAATGCTTGATGTTTTACATCACTCGGGCAATCTATATCAATATTTTCAACAATTGTATTGAGATATTTGAGCATATCTTCTGGGGTAAATGCAACCTCTATTACCATACTCCTTGAACATAAAGCTCGATCAATTTTTTTCAATGGAGAGTTTGTTATAAAAATACATTTTCCTGTAAATTCAAATGAATCTGGAATAATTTTCCCATCATCAGACTTAATTTCTCCTTTTGACAGCCAAGAAATTTTTCTTTTAGGGCTACTGTCTAATGCTGCTTTTAATATACTTATTGCATCTGTATCAAATAATACCTTATCGCAATCATCAAAAAGAATTATTTTTCCATTATTTTCATATAAGGCCACATATAATGCATGTGCAGTTGATCTTCCTGTTATTTTTATATAATCTGCATTATACTTTTCAAGAGAATTTGTAACAGTATATGTTTTGCCAACACCAGGCTGTCCTGATATTATCAATGACGTTGTTTCTGTGTTTACTATAAGTTGAACATATAAATCTAAATTTTTAAATACTACTGTTGGATTTCCATATTCATATAAAGATTCTTTTATTTCTTCATCTGGTTTTATCTCTTTTTTGGTAGTATTGTCAGACATAGAAACTTTAATATCTAATGTTTTTGTAGATATAGTATCATTAAAAAAATTAGTAATTATTAATGGAATAGAATTTTTATCAATATTATATATTGTATAATAATTATTTTCATTTAATGATTCATAAAAATCTAAACTATTTATTTTAGTTGTATTTAATATAAAATTTATTCCTATTGATTTTGTTCCATTTGTTAATAGATATCTTACTTGTTTTTCTTCATTATGCCTTTTAAAATATAGAAAATTACATATTAAATGAACATTTTCATATTGTATGCTTTCGTATATTTTTTTTACAATTTTTATTTGACTATCATTTATTTGAATATTTTGTGCTTTTTCATTATAATTGTAAATAATGCTTTCGAATATAAATTTATTATTATTTATCATTTTTTTTATTTTTAATATATATATATATATAAAAAAAAATATTAAAAAAATATTAAAAAAAAATATTTTTTTTTAATATATATATATAAAAACATTATTATAAATGAAAAATGATGAAAAATTAGTTTTAATATTAGAAGATGCTAATATTCCATTAGCATATAAAAAAGATTCGGATGATGATATTATTTTAGAGGGTGTGTTTGCTAAATTTGGAGAATTAAATAATAATAATCGTATATATGAAGAAGATGAATATTTTCCTCATTTAAAACGATTACAGGAGAAAATACAAAAAAATAATTTATTAGGAGAACTTGACCATCCGGATCGTTTAGAAATATCTTTAAGCAAGGTATCTCATAAAATAGAAAGCATAGAGTATGACAAAAATACAAGAACTATACGAGGAAGACTTAGACTATTAAATACCCCGCAAGGAGAAATTGCAAAAAAATTAGTTGAATCCGGAGTAACACTAAGCATATCATCACGAGCTGTAGGCATTGTAAAGCCAGATAAAAAAGTAAAAATACAAATGATTCAAACATATGATTTAGTTGCAGATCCTGGATTTAAAGAAGCTGGACTAAAAAAAATAAATGAAAGCTTGGGAATATATGATGATAATATAGCTATATATGATATAACTGATGAAAACACAGAATTTATCGAATCAATTAAAAATGATTTTACTTCAAATAAAAATAATAATAATATGAGCAATTATGTCACAGAAGAAGAATTAAATAATTATACTCTTCTTTTAAAAGAAGATTTTGATAATATAACAAAAAGATTAAAAAATCTTGAAGATAATATTAATGAAAATAATCAATATAATAATATTGATAGACTAGAAGAAAAAATTAATATATTAGAACAATCTTTAAATAAAAATCTTAAAGAAAATAAAAAACTAAATGAACTAAAAGATTATGTTATATATTTATCAAAAGAATTAGATAATAGTATAAAATATACATCTTATGTAAAAGATGTTGTTAATGAAAGTCTAAATGACAATCATGTAGATCAACAACTAAAAAATATAATGGCTTATTGTAATTATTTAAAGGAATGCCTTGAACAAAATACAAACTATACAGAATATATAAAAGATAAAATAAATGAATATATAAATATAACGGATGAAAATAAATCAGATATTAAAAATTTAGAAAAATCTACAAATAATATCATAAATTATTCTAATTATTTAAAGGAAAATATAGAAACAGAAATAAATACTATTATTGCATATTCTGAATATTTAAAGAAAAATCTCAATGAAAATATTTTATATTCTGAATATGTTGCTGAAAGCGTAAATAATCAATTATCTAATGACGACTTTATTATAAATAAAAAATATAATAATAAATTAGAAAAAAATAATTCTAATATTCTAAATATAGATGAAAATCTATCAGAGCAAGGTACAGAAATTGTAAATAGAATCGACAAACTTTTAGAAGAGGTAAAATCTAAAAAAATAGACGATCTTACAAATATAAATAAAGAAACAAAAAACAATGAAAATTCAAATAAACATAGACAGTGGCAAGACTTCTTATCAAGTGATTTGAAAAAAATATGGGATAATCTTGATGATGAACTAAAAAATACAATAGAGGCTAGATCAAAATTTTATGATCTTAATAATTCATACAATGTAAAAAACTTTTGGGATATATATGTTTCTCCATTGATAGATAATAATTCAAAAGATAAATCAAAGGATGATAGCTCACAAGATAAATCAAAAAATGATAATAAAAAATCTAATCTAAATGAAATTGAAAATAATGATATTGATTCAGATGAATCTTGCGAAAAATGGATATCATTTTTATCGGATGACAAAAAAGATATATGGGAAGATCTATCAGATGATGTTAAGAAACCTATAATAGCTAAATGTAAGTATTATGATTTATCAGATGAAAAAAAAGCTCTTGCATTTTGGAATAAATACGTTGTTCCTGCTTTAAAATCTAAAAAATTATCTGTAAATATCAACGAAAGTAAAAATTATCAAAAAAATAAAACTAATGATAATCAAAATGGATATTCGACAGAATATATAAATAATGTTAAAAAAATATTAAATAAACAAAATAAATTTTAAAAAACTATCAAAAAAAGAAGATAGTTTATATAAATAAAAGCATAAATAAAATAATAGAATTTATTTATGTGATAAAAACACAGATATTGTGGTCTATTAATATAGAGAGATATTAATAGATATATTTAGAGCTCTACAAATCAAAAAAAAATTAAAATTATGAATATTAATGAATCTCAAATTTTGGAGACATGGTCTCCATTATTAGAAAGTGAACTTGGAATTGCAGACCCATATAAAATGTCGTGGATGTCAAAATATAGTCATTATCACGCATTAAATGAAAGAGCAAACTTTTCTATGTTAGGTATGCCTCCTGCTGGAAATATTGCCGGTTTTATGGGTAATGTATATACTCCAGGTTCTATCGGCGGAGTCTATGGTGATTCCGGGTCAGGTGATAAATTTCCAATGTTATTACCTATGGCATTACAAGTTGCCAAAAGAACAATAGGATTTGATTTAGTCAATGTAATTCCTATGCAAAACCCAGCTGGTACATTAGTCTATTTAGATTATGTATATGGTGGTGGTAGAGAAGATACATTTTTAAAACCAAGCATTTTCAAAACAATATTAGGCGGATCTGAATCATCTTGGTTTAATAAAGGAGCAACATATGCTACCATTGGTACTACATATAGAATAACAAATGGTAGTAACTTTATTGACGTTAAATTTGTCGGTAATTCTGGATACGATGGAGATCCTATTTTTAGAGTTATATCAAATTTAGAAACTGCTCCTGTATTAACTGATTTAATTGGTGGAACAATATCTATTGGCGGAACTGCATTAAATATTACTATAAATCAAATTTCATTGGTAAAAGCATTAGAAGATCATATTGAAGGATTTGCTGGTGCTGGATCAATAGATTCAAATGATTGGTATGGGCCATGGAATGAAGCAGACCAAGGTCTTCCAGATGGTATGAAACGTGGAGTAGGCGAAAATACATATTTTAGAAATATGGGCTTACGAACATATACTAAATGGATTGAAGCTAAATCTGTTCAAGTAGCATGCTCCGTAACAATAGAACAAATTCAAGATTTGAACAAACAATATGGATATGATGTAATAGGTTTAGTTCAAAATTCATTAATAAATGAATTAAGTCAATCTAATAATAAACAAATTTTAGCAAGATTATTCGCATTAGGTTGGTTCAACAATTATAGAATGAATAAATCAGAAGGAGTAACTTTGAACTCTTCGTTAAATCCAGCAGGATATGTACATAATAAAAATGGATATGGTCCAGATGGTCATATTTATAATATTCCTGTCAATGAGTTTACATCTTATGCTAATATTGGTGGTGTTTCTAATGAAAATGAAATGACAATTCATCGTAGATTATTAACTAAAATTCTTGCTGCTAGTAATATAGTTTTACAAAGAGGTAGACGCGGACAAGGAAACTTTATTGTAACCAATTTACAATTAGCAACAGTTTTACAAAATAATGCACAATTTTCATTAGCACCAGTATCTAATACAATTTCTCAGGATAATGGTTCATTATATCCTCTTGGAAGTCTAGCAGGTCTAAATATTTATGTAGATCCTAATATGGATTTTGCTGATACAAGAATTTGCGTAGGTAGAAAAGGTAAAGATGAAGATCCAGGTTTAAAATATATGCCATATTTAATAGCAGAAACATTTGAAACCATTTCTGAGGCATCAATGAGTCCTAAGGTAGCAGTGAAAAGTAGATATGCTATAACAGAAGCTGGACATTTTCCAGAATCTCAATATTATACTTTTTATGTTGATACTAATAATATTTCTATTGTATAGTATTATATTAAATATAATATACAACGAAAAACTCCCATTGAAAGATGGGAGTTTTTTTATTTATTGAAATTAAAAAATTATATAAGATATTTTTATCTTCTTTTTTTTATATATTCATTAAAA